TTAACGCCAAGGACTTCCCTTACAAACAGCACGGGGTTGTTTTTATACAGCTTGGCAAAGGCAAGAAACGGATTAGCGTCAGTGGTCATATTTCATATTATGCATTTTTTATTTTTTTTGGAAGGCGTGTTGCGAGTAGCGGTGGGCGGGGGGGTGCTATGTTTTATTTTTACGTTACGTTTTATTTTTTTCGGTAGGCGTTTGGTGCTGCAACTGCCGCCCCCGCCGTTGGCGCTGACGGGGGGGTCACCCGGCTGGCGCGGCAGGATGGAGCCGCCAGCGTCTGGACTCACCATGTTGCGTAAAACATACGGAAACAGCAGTTATGCACCGAATGCTTAATACGATATCCATTATGTTAACAAGCAAATGGCTTATCCACAGGCTATACAGACACTTTAGCCATATCCTGTAGTTATCCACAGGATAGAGCTGGAAAGTCTACGTTTCGCCTGTGGATAAGTCTTCGACAACCTCAAGCTGGCGCAAGGCGTCCAGGCGCAGGTTGCCTATGTTGACCGTCACCGCTGCCTGTTTCGCGCCATATGTCTTCGCGTCCCAGCGTTCCGCCAGCCACTGGCGCGTTCGAATGCGGTGCAGCGGCTTAGCTGGGTTATCGTCGGAGATGGTGTCGGCTATCTCCACAGTCTCGCAAGCCATCATATCGGCAGCACGCACGCGTGCGCGTAGTATATCCGGCTCATAACCGTTATCTTCAATCCAAGTCTCAAGCGCACGCTTGCTAATGCCCAATTCAATGCAGACATTAGCAATTGACTTACCCACCTCGATCATCGAAAAGACGATTTCCTTGTCGATTGACTCCAGCATGGCGATGTCTGCCTTCCGCTTCACATACATCTTTAAACGCTCCACAATCGTCTATCGTTGAACCAAGCACCCCAAGTACCACTCTGTACCTTTGATGCCACCTGAGTCGATTTTAACGGCTCCTAACGCCACCCATCATCCTTGCGTGTTCAAAGTTGAACAAAGGCTCCTTGATTCCCCCACTCAGGTCAACGTCAGCATCAGGCCAGTCATCAAACCCTGTCTTACCACCTGGCGTCACCTGTACCATCCTTGTGCCTGGTAATAACGCCTTTGCCTTAATAATATCCTGAATAATATCTGACTGCAATAATAACTCTAACTCCTCCATTGACCATATATGCCTATTACCAACATCAGGCCTAAACTGTTGATAATATATTGCATCAGCGTGAGTCTGGACCACCACCATCACACTCTTGTCCTGCATAACCCACTCCACTGCATTAATACTCGGCTGCTCAATATTATTATCTAATGCCCACTGGTCAAGAACACCAAACCCCTTAACCATCCCGTTAACCGCCTTCTCCATCTTCTCGATGTCCCTCTCCTTCTGTGCATTGAAGACCCTCTCCATCTGCTGCTCCAGCTTCAACCTCAAGCTGGAATCCACCAGCATCTCAATGCGCCTAATTCCCCACCTAGCCTCATGGTCATTCTTCACCCGCTCCAACCTAGCCACCAAAGACTCAGCCTTCACCTTGAACTCATCCAACGGATAGCGACTAGCCTCCACCACCACTGTTTTACCTTTTGCCATTTGTTCCCCTTCCATTTGTTCCCACCTCAAAACACCCACCCAACTGTTCACAAATGGGCAAGTGTTATACCCTTGCCCCCATTTGTGAACACTTTCCTGTTCATAAATCGTCTACCATTTGTTCCCCATTTGTTCCCATTTGTGAACACCCTAAAAGTGCTCTTTCTCGCCAAACTTGGTGGTGAAGAACGCAAAATCACCGTCTAACGTCACACCCTCAAGGTTGGTTGCAGCCCTCCAAGCAGCCTTAAATTCGATGTCTCGACCCTTAACCTCACCCGTCTTACCCAACCCACGCCACACTTTTTCCCGCCAAAGAGACACCAAAGTCACCTTCTTTTGACCAAACTTGGTGGACTGAATGCGATCAGTTTCCCTAATTGACTCCACAAAAGCAGCCATTGCCTTGCCCTGGTGCTTACCCTGACCCGTCCTTTTCAGGCCAACTGGCTGCACATTTACAGCCACATCCGTAGCCTCCACCGCCAAACTCTGGGTAGATTCAAACCCTAAATTAGTATTATCTAAGTCAACCTTGACCATACGAAATCCATACTTAGCACCGTCACTTCCATCCTTCTGCTTAGTAATAGTTATATTACCAGCGCCAGCAATATTATTATCTTGTAACCCATCATTAATACGTTGGAGTTCCAACTCAGTATCTAACGCACCAAGCAAGGAACTGTGACCCCTCAGTCCCTTGGTGACATCCTTACCAACGTGGTGGACGATCTGCAAGGCACAGTCCAACAGGCGCTGAATCTTTGATAGCGAGGCAATGAAAGACCCCATGTCCGAAGAGTCATTCTCGTTACCACCGCCAAACGCTCTAGCCAAGGTGTCTACCTGCACCAGCTCAAACCTGACCTGTGTCCGTGCCACTAAGTTGGTGATGGCAAGCTGGAGCTGCTGTACGTCTTCCTTTGAGCTGCGAAGGTTGAGTTGGTGCCTGATGACATAGACTGGTGCTCCAGGCTCAGTCTTGTGATGCACTCGCAGTGCCTTAATCCTTGCCCCAATGCCTCCATGCCCCTCACCACAGATGTAAAGCACTGCGCCAGGGACAGACACCTCCTTACCCATCCAAGCCTTACCAGTAGCCACCGAATGAGCAATGTCCAAGGCCACAAAAGACTTGAATGAACCTGGTGGTCCAAACAGTGCGCTGAATCCCTTTCGGGGCAGAACGTCCTGAATCAACCATTCAACAGGCTCATCCTGGATGGTGTCCCACTCCTCAATGAGAATCTTACTTTCGATTGGCTCTGGCTCTGAATCCAGTTCCTCGGCGTCTGGCTCAGCGTCTTCTTCTGGTGCTGGTGGTGGGAGATAAACAATCTCTGAGGCATCAGAGATAGGCTCCAACCCCGTGCACAGTTCCATCAGGCCAGACTTATCACCACCAGCCGCAACCCACTCAAACGCATCCTCCGTATGCCCAACGGGTAACGCCAAGAGTCGAACACTCTTGGCAATGGGAAGCAGTGCAGCCGCTACCAAGGATGCATATCGATAGCCTGGTGCGTCATTGTCTGGTACTAGCACCACCGCTAAGTCCTTAAACCAAGTGCTGTTGGCGGCAGGCCAACTCCCAGCACCAGTGTGAGACGTACAAGTAAAGACGCCAAGTGATGCCAAAGCATCAGCCGCCTTCTCACCCTCACAAATGAATATTGGCTTGCTGTAAAACCCAGCAGCCAAGACATCAGACAGACGGTAAGGGATGATCCTAGCACCCGACATTGACGCCTGGCGTGAACCGTCAGACATCACCCGCAACAACTTGTACGTCTTACCCTTGGCGTCTGAAGTTCGGAACCTCTGCTTCACGAATTGGGTGACGCCAGACTCATCCTTGTACAGCCACTCCTGCTCCAGTTCTACCTGAACTGGTGTAGTAGGTGTAGTAGGTACTGGTAACCTTGGTGTTGGTGGATGGTGTCCATTGAGACGTTTGCCAATGCCAGCCAATGGCTCGACCCACTCTGATGTCTCAGGCAGCAGCCCCATGTCCCTGACCGCTGCCCAAACGTCCTGCTGCGAACATCCACCGTGACACTTCAGCAGCAGCTTCCCGTCCTCATCCCTGACTGACAGAGACGGGTTCTTGTCTCCGTTGCCCTGTCCATGGTCAAGGACCGGGCAGGACGCCAGCCAATGTCCGTTTGCTGCTGGCCTTGAGTGTCCTAGTGCCGCCGCAATCAGTTTTGCATCCATGTGCAGTTTCCAGTGTTTTTATTCTCTGCTCCAGCTCGTACACCCGTCTCGCAAGTGAAATGAGGAGCAAATTCCAAAGTTCTTGTTTCATAGGGTCAAAAAAACCCGGCACCAGGCCGGGTTCCTTTGTCGTTTAAATTTTAGTTGAACATTTCCTCGTCATCCTCAACCACAGGCGCTGGCTTGGGAGCTAGCCTTGCTGCCTGACGTACTGGTGCTGGTGATTCCTCCTCGTAGACAGCCTCACCATCAGCATCCAAGGCAGCAGGACGGTTAACCCAGTTCTTCAGCTTGAAATTGGGAATTGCCGTATTACCTGCGCCAATCTTGAGAGCAGTTGCACCCTCGTAATTGATGACTGGCACCTTGCCTGGGTTGTGGTCAGCCTGTGCATCACAGGCGTTGTAGATGGCCTCAAAGCCCTTGGTGACACCGACACCAGAGGCACACCACTCAACGACACCTGTGGGTTTCGAGAACAGTTTGACGCTAAACCCGCGCTTATGGTCAGCGGAAGGCTGCTTGCCCTTCTTACCAACGGACTCGTCCTCCACCCAATCCCGCTGACCGATACCAAGCAGGAGCCAGCCAGTACGAACAGAGTCCATGTCCATCACCATTGGCGGCAATGTGATTGACTCCTTGGAGCTGTTTTCCCATTGGCGTGTTTGCGCCATGAAACGAATGTAAGACCCACCGCCGTTGCTTGAAAGATTTAGCATTTTGATTTCCGAGTTAAGAGTTAAGAATTAAACACACACTGACACTACTCACCTATGCCGAATGCTCGGCATAAGGTGAGTCCACTGGACACCTTTGTTGTCAAGGTTTCCGTGACTGTTTTATCGTTCAGCAGCTTCTCAGCAACTGCTGGCGATATGATTTCTCTTGGATAGATTTGGTCTTGAGTGAGTCCAGCCAGCACCAAGGCACCAACAGCCTCA